GTTACCTGCTCAAACTGCTGTTGTATAGGACGGGTTGCCGCCTCTATCGCTGCTTGCTGACCAGGAGAGCCACCTAAGGAAGCACCGCCCGCAGTTTGCTGTAAACCGCTTAACCCACCTAGAAAAGCCTCTTGTCCAGCTTGTAGTGCGGGTTGGCCTTGTTGTGCGAGTGCCTCTTGCATTTGCAGGGCAGAAAGAGTCTGCTCAGAAGGAGAGATATAGGTTTGGCCTGGGAAGAATTGTAATGGCTCACCCATAAACAACTGTTCAGCCCGCTGTAATCCCATCTCAAGGTAAGGACGGATGGTTGGGTCAATCGTAGAGTCACCACCAGGCGTTCCGCGCACAGGAGGAAGGCTTGCGGTCGCAGTATTGCTTCCTAGCTCTGGGAAGATCTCTTGCAAACGAGTTCCAACTACGGGAGCGCGTCTGGCAATGTCTATAATCTGTTGGCGGGTTGCGCCCATCTGGGTAAGCTCATCGAGCTTCGCCATCCCGATGCCTGTGCTTACATCGTAAGCCGCAACTTGTTCTGGTGTTAGTGCCATGTCTTTATCCTATCAAGATATAAGCGTAAGTCTTGTTTGCTGTGTCGTTAGAAAAATGAGATATAACCGCACTTCCATTGGTCTGCGATGACACATAAATGTTGCTGTAAGCGTATGGCGCAATGTACTGAACCGTTACAAACGCGGTAGGAGTCTCGGGTATTGCAGGGGTTACACCAGCAGACGCAGTAACAGCCGCAAAATGCTCAAACGACACGCCTATGTCTGATGGCCTCCACGCCAACTGGATGTAATCGTTTACCGCAAGATCAAAAAACACCATCGTAGCCGCAATAAGCTGAGAGTCTGCACCAGTAGACTTTCGCGCCTTTATTCCAAATTTGGAATTAGATTTGTCTATGTTTGTGCCGTTCTTTTTGAACCAAATATCTACGCTCTGTGTGTCGTTTGTGTCGTTGACCACTTGGATTGAAAACTGAATCGCATACTTTCCAGCATTGCGAAAGTTAATCCTGTCTCCATTACTAAGGTAAACGCCATTGCTTAAGTCTGTTGTATCCAGACCAAGTACGTTTTCACTTCCTATCGTGGTAGCGGCCTGATCGTTGTAATCTGAAAACTGTGCGAATGGGGCTGAGTCACCTTCCGCAGCATTTGAGAACGGGATTAGGATGATCTTTGTGTCTATAGAGATCCGCGCATCGTTTAAAGTCGTAGATGTCGCGTCACCCGTCTCTAGTGTGATCGTGCCAGTATTGTTGGTCTTGCCGTCCATGACCCCGTTTAGGATCTCTGCTACGGCGCGAGAATCGCCACCAAACGGAGGTAGCCTACGAAACATCAGCGCATCCCCGCAGGGTTAATTTCAATCTCTGTTCCTATTGCTGTTGTCCATTCACCAGATGGAATGACCCGAAGCCTATGATACCTTCCCAAAGACCTTAAGCCAACCCTATTTTCGCTTGATGCCGCAGTTGCAGTACCAAATGCAGGGGTCTCAGATAAGTTCATTCTGGAGGCTATTGCAACACTTGCTGACCCACCATCTACAATCGGTTTGGCAAGCGTCACCATAGACATATTGCCGCCCGTCTCTAAATCTGCTGTCGTAATCCTTGCGGTCTTATTCGGGCCAGAGAAAGTAACTATTTTTGCGCCAGTTACTCCAGCCACAAGCATCTTGCCGCCCAACCATAACCTAGAATCTAACGATGTTTGCAGGTCATCCAAAGAAGCAGAAAAATTATCCAAACCTTCTAAATTTACAGATGGAGATGCCATATCTGCAATGCGGTTAACGCCCGTGTCCGCAAAAGACCATTTTTTTGTTGGAATGTGGTACATCAACACCCTATAAGTTGACTCGATGGTTGGATAACCCCACATAACCAAAGCTCGGAATGGGTCTACTGCGGCAGACATCTCCGTTAATTGTGCCTCGCGCAATGTACTCCAGAAGAATCTGTTAACTTTCTCCGCGCCTACGGGTTCAATTTGCTGCCCGTTACAGGAATAAAAACCATCATCTGCAAGCCAGTAAGTTATTCCCTGCCATTGCACAACCGAATTTGTTTCATAACATCCAAGATTGCGGGCAATGTTGTCAAACTGAAAAATAAGAGGAGTACCAACATAGGACATTCGTACAATAGAACGCTCTAACAGGACTAGGCCAAACTCGCCACCTGTTAAGCCTCGGATCTCACCGCCATCAGGAATCGTTTGGAAGTCTGCCTGGGTTACCGCAACAGAACCCCAAGTAGATGCTGGATTGTTAATGCCCGACCACCTTACCTCGTTACTTGCGGTAGAAGTATTTCCCGTCACCACAAAGTCCCGCACGACTGTTAAAAGTTTTGCGGTAGGCGCAGATGCATCTAGGTCTGCAAAAGAAATGGTAGTGGTGGACAAGTCTGCGTATTGGAGTTTATCTTTGCCGTTTGAGGCAATCATAAAATCACCAAACTGCACAAATCGCCATCTGTCTGTAGCAGTATAAGTAGACCCCGAAACATCATTTAAAGCAAAGGTGGTTGAATTTAATAAAAACAACTTTGTAGAGCTGCCCGCAAAAATGCTTGTTTCGTTAGCAGAACTAATAGCAGCGGCAACACTATTTAAGTCTTCAGATGCCGCGCTAGAGTAATCCTCTTCTTCTGGAAATGGCCCATAACCAACCGCTTTGGGATAGACATTGAGAGCGTTTGTTAACGCCCCAACAACACCAGGTTGGTCTGGAAGCCACTCTGTAAAGTTTACTTTGCTTATAGCCATGTGCTTGCTTCTACCTGATTAGTTGTCCATGTGTTTGATTCCGCAGCAACAGGAGTCCAAGTATTAGCGTCACCCGATATTTGCGCCCAAGTATTTGTACCCGCAGGAACCGCTGACCAAGTGTTTGCCTCATCTGGGACTGGAGACCATTCCTCTCCAATAATAGAAAGTGAGGCAATAATTGCGGCTATACCATCTACTTGAGCCTGAATACTTGCTACTACATTTGTGGCAGATGCTAAAGAGCCAACGCCCGTAATCCTTATGTTTGCGTCTACAGTAAAACCAGCAAGAACATCTAATGAGCCTGTGCCTGTTATCGCCCCAGAAACCAGTCTTTGCCTAAATCCACCAGCAGCAAGGCTTCCTGTGCCTGTTATAACGCCCTCTACCAGCTTTACCCTAATAGCATCTGCGGAAAGGCTACCAGAGGCTACAATTTGCCCCTCTGCGGACTGTATACGCACCGCGTCACTACTAAGGCTACCTGTGCCTGTCAGTACAACAGACACAAACCGTTCTGCTAAAGCATCCGCTGTAAGCGTACCTATTCCAGTAATGCTTGCCTGTGCAAGAATCGGTGGAATAAATTCTGCGGTTGCCTCTAAATAACCATACCCCCGTATGTCGCTAGATACATCCCTAATACAAGTTGTTGCTTGCGTCCATATTGCATCATCTAGGCTAAACGCAAGACTGTCTAAGTCTCCAAAGGCATCTAATTGGTCAAGCGTAAACGGCCCGCAAACATCTGCCATTTAATCAAGACTAGCAGTAAGGTTGCCAGACGAAATCTTAAGCACATCGCCCGTAGAAATAGTTTTAGATGTCGTTAGGGGTGTATGCATGAGCAGATTGCCAGCAGTAATAGCATCCAACAGGCCAATGTGTGAAATCGTTCCCCAATTGTCTGTGGCCTGTGGAAAGGTCACATCCGCAGAGGAGGTCACAATGCCGCCCGAGGCTGTGGTTACAGATAGGATCTGGCGAGCATAAGCACCGCCCGTACACTCTGCGCCTGAGTTGTCGTCACCAGGGTCAGAAGTGTAAAGCCCCACAAAGACCGTGGTGGGCGAGGTGTAGCTTGTGCCTCGCAATACATGGTCTAACAGATTGTTTTCTAAATAATCAGATAGTTCAGCCATAGTTACCTCGATGTGACGGACATAGTAAGAGGGACACCTGCATACTCTGCTGTGTTGTCGGACTCTGCAAGCGCAGTTACAGCATTTTGGTACAACTGACTCCAGATAGGAAGCCTTGCATCGTTCATAAGATAAGGTTCAGCCTCTACTAAAGCACCGTACAGAAGCGCGTCAGGACAGACCGCCATAAACTCATTACTCGCGTTGCTGTCAGATAAGACCGCAGGTTTTGCGTAGTAAAGCATCACCAGCGTGTAGTTGGTGTCTGGGATGGGGGCTAACTCAAGCTCTGATCCCTTCTGCGTGTAGAAGTTTGGAAGGCCAGACTCGGCTGCGCGAGCATCGCGGGTAAAAGCAGAGGGTGATAAATAGGATAGCGTTCTTCGTGGGTTTTGGTCTATGTAGATGTCACGAAT